TCAATGTGATCTGCATATTGTTTATGTGACTACTGGCTATGACTGGATGACCTAACTCCAGTAGCTGTTGCCACATAATGTCCCTAGCCTGTTGCTGCGTAGGGGCTATATACCACACATGACCTTTCTTTGCTTCTAACGCAGAGACAATTAGTCTCCACGCTGCTAACATACTCTTACCTGTCCTACGACCAGCAGCTATGACTTTAAATCTAGAGTCATCTGTCCAGACCTCCTGTTGCCAGGGTAGTAAACTAATCTTCAGGTCTGACATCTACAGTCTCAAACTCCACATCAGTGACTTCTTCTACTACTTCAGCCTTCTTATCACCTACCATTGATATTTGTATGTTAACATTACCTCTTCCTGCGTCCTTACCTTTCTCAAAGTAGGACATTGGTAGCACACGATCAATACACATCTTTAAACATGCTACCTGATCTTTGTCTTCATCATCTAATGCCTTCTTGATGATAGTATTTATTACTGTTTCACCACTAGTTGCTAACAATCGTGCATGAAACTCTTTGATTCTTGCAGCTTCACCTGGAGGTCTACCAACAACACCACGTTTCTTCTTAGCTTCAACCTCTGTTTTACGTGGTCTTCCTCTTTTTCTTTTTACAGGTTTATCTTCAAGGGTCAAATGATTATCCTTTATGTTATTAATTAATACTATGTAGTTAAAGACGAGGGATAATAGTAATAATAATTATAGTTTGCTCTTAGTCTACATAGTAGAGCAGTATTATATCATACTTTGAGGTATTTGTCAAGCATTATTTGCATAGGTTAGTACTACCCGGAGACTTTTTTTGTAGGGGACACCTACTATTTAGTTCTAAATGAGCATTATCCAGACCATATCCTAACTTATTGATTCTAAATGTACATTCTTCTTACTATTTTTTATTAATATATGCAGTATTGTGCATGTTTAATTCACTTTTTTTTGTGTCTGTTAGGGTATATATATAATTGACAAGGCTGCGTTGACCCCTCCCCCCATCTGTGCAGGCGTGTATAAACAGGTACCTGCGCGCGTTATAAGGAACATGCGCGTAATAAGGCTCACGCGTTCCTTATTTGATCTCGACAGCGTTATGTTACAACATCACATCGGTAAATGAATATATGTCGTAGGGTGCATATTTACGCAACCGAGAGGTAGGGTAGGTTATGTTATAACATATCATTTCATCGGTATATATAACGCATGCGCGCGTGTGTGTGCGTACGTGTGTGCGTGTTTCATCTTTGGGAATAATCAGCGATTCGTTATCGGCGCGAGGTAGTAAATTATTTTTAAATTATTTTATTAATGAAATCAATCAGTTATAAATTATTTTCATATATTTTGCATTTATTTTGCTCAAGGGGCTTGACAGTGGTCAGGCTTAGGAATTAATATCTTTCTCACGTTATCGGAATCAAGTTCTTTTTGGTTCAAGGGAAGAATACTTAGTCACCTGCCACGGCAGGCATTATCTAAACAGACTAAGCAGATTAGAACTTCCGATAACCCTCCGTTAAGTCGCGAGGTTTTTTGGATATCTAACATGCCGTGGCATGGTCTAAAAAATTAAGCATCACTGGCGGAACATTAAGGCACCTAGCTTGATTGTCATTAGCTAAAGAGGCGAACGATTAAGATACCTTAAAAGCATAACGATGATAAACAGGCTAATGCCTTCAGCGTTTTAGAGATAGGGCGTTGAACGCATTAACAAAGGAGGTCTTACAATGCAGGATTATTTAGTTTTAAAAAGTATAGGCGACAAGCTAGGCGATGCCGGTTTCTGTACCGTTAACGCTCTCGCCACTGTAACAGGCTATTCGTTCAAGCGTTGTCAACGTAAACTAGCAAAGCATGGACGAAAATTTAGACGCGGGGCAGGTTATCCAACGCAACGCGAAGCATTGAAAGCGTTCGGATATTCCTCTAAGCGTATTTATAACAGTAGTTTAGCAGTCACAAGAAACGGCAAGCTTAGAACGGTAGGGTTGAACGCTAATCAATTAGCCCAAAAATATAACAAGGGTACTTACCTAGTTAGGTTTCACGGCTCAATTAACCACGTTGCATGCCTAGTTGACGGGGTGTACAATGATTGGATTGATAAGAAATACAGAGGCAAAGCGCCTCAATTTGTAGCGTATGAAGCATATTTAATAACCAAAAAGGAGAACTAAAAATGAAAGTTTCATTAAAGCAATTAAACGAAAAAATTTCACACTTGAATGACATAACTGAACACGTAAGAGCGCCTTGGCATAATGTGGAAGGCAGAATGGTGGCGAACGTAGGTACATACGTATTGAACGGGGCTTATGGAGGTTATCAACTAGGTCAATTAACCAATGAAGGGGGAGGGCAAAAAACTATTATCGAAGGGTATCGCTCAAAGCGTGAACTATGGGAGGCGATAGACATACTAGAGAAGGGCATGAGAATAGCTAAAGGAGAAAGAGTATAATGGAAATCACAATAGAAGCAAAGGACGTATACGGGCGGACGCTGTACTATCCAGCATGTGAGAGGGCGGAGTTGTTCGCCAAGCTTATTGACAAGAAAACGCTCACGCCTGAGACGATAGAAATAGTCAAGAAGCTAGGATATAATATCAACATGAAACAACCAACATGGAGGTAATACGATGACATACACAGAGAGCAGAAAATCTTACAGCATTAGAACCAAGAACGGAGAGCCTATCATTACGTTCCAAGATGAACACGAGGCGATGCGCTACTGGCAAGACATCGAAGAGCTAGTGATGGAGCATGGGCACATCATGTGCGTAGATGAGACAACCATTGTATCAAAGGAGATAGAGTTATGATTAAAGATTTTATATGGATGCTACCACGTGCCGTATGCGTGGTGGTTGTTGTTCATTACTTTGTTAAAGGAGTTACATTACTATGAGTTATGACTACGGAGATGCAATCTTTAATGAGGCTACCGAGGAGGCTGGTGGCTACGTTGTATGGGTAGGGCATAGGGGTACCCTCTACGAGGAGGAAGTAAGGGCGTGTGAGGCTTATGATGACCTTACAGAGGGCATGACAGAGGAGGAGGTACTACGCAACGAGATAGGTATGGAGGTTATACCTGTGTCGGAGCTTGCTTCCATCCTGTGGAACAAGGCAGTCAGTGTTCAACAATAAGTGTATGAGATATAGGGGTAGACTATGAAGGATGATTTATTAATGTTATTATTTCTATTGGTGCTCGCGGGTATTCATGTGGGTGTATTATTATGGATGATATGGGGTGTGTATTATGTTATCTGAAAGACAGAGGCAGAATCGAAGAAGGAAATTGATGGACAAGCACAAGAAAAAGAGAGGAGGTTTTTACTTTACAACTGAGAGTCAACTCTGTACTATGTACAATACGTACCGAGTTGATCGTGCGTTGGAGATTTATTTATTTAGACCTAACAAGGAGGTTGTATGATGAAGTTTGAAATGAGAGAAACCAAACCGATAAGCGTAGAGGAATTGAAACGTAAACTTGAATCAGTTGGTTTGTATTTCGATGAGGTTGAGTGCGGTATCGAGGGACAAATCTGTTTAGTTTTTGACACCAACGATGAGGAGTATTGGAATGAAGAGTTATAAGTTATATGTTGAACTGTTGTACACCAAAGAGGTGCAAGCTGAGAGTTATGAGGATGCAATCGCACTTGCAGAGGATGGATCTCTTGATGATTTCTTCGAGTGGGAATGCGTTGTAGTTCAGGAACACGCTGAAGAGTTACAAGGCAGACCAGACGAGAAGGACGCACCACCGAGGGGGTACTTATGATTAAGGACATGACACCGTTCCAGTGTGGACAAGAGGATTCATTCTTTAACCGTAAGCTCAACCCTCGTATGGTAGAGGATGGGGTGATCCATACTCTATCTGAGGTTGAGTTGATTAAGGAATACATTGAAGGTTACATAGATACGGAGGAGTTTTATGCGATGTAAATCTTGTGATGCTGTGCTCTCTGAGTATGAGGCAAGCATGAAGTCAGCAGAAACTAAGGAGTTCCTAGACATGTGCGTCAGTTGTGCTAAGGACACAGGCGTACACAGCTACGGTAACACCTCATTGATGCACGAGTACGAGGACTACCCAGAAGATTTAGACCTTGACAATATAAGCGGAGTACTCTACGGTGGTATCAGCGTAGACGATCACTAACTAAAGGAGAAACAAATGGATGACGAATACTACGATCAAGATGGACACGAGTACGAGATGACAGTAGCACATGAGGAGGCGTGGCAAGAGGAGTCTTATCAGGAGGGATTGCTGTCTGATTTGTACAACTCAATCAACGGTGATGACTACCCTATCTCTAGGCAGATCGAGGTGCTACAACGTGCATTCAACGTGCGTGGATACAAAATTGTACCGGATCAGTAAATCCATGCTAAAATATTTAACTTAGTTATTAACTAATTATTACTTATTATTATTTATTATGAATAAAATAAAAACACATCAACCATGTAATGACTGTGGCTCTTCAGATGCTTTGACTTACTACGAGAACTCTACCTATTGCTTCTCGTGTAAGACTAGGCACTGGACGGGTGGCAATAATCAAACACAAAGGAACAAGATGACACTCCATTCTACTAAGATGGCAGAACCAGATGATGACGCAGTATCTAAGACTGTCGTTGATCGAGGCATAACCAAAGCAACGTGCGAGAAGTATGGCGTTGTGCAAGACAGTAACAGCTACTGGTTTCCGTATCACAATGGCAACGAGGTAGTAGCATACAAGAAGCGAGGCATAACAGACAAGAGGTTCTCTACCGTAGGTGATTGGCGAGAGGGTGGCTTGTTTGGTCAGCATTTGTTTAACAAGGGCGGTAAGTATGTAACCATAGTAGAAGGTGAGTGGGATGCACTTGCCTGTTACCAGATGCTAGGCAGTAAGTACCCTGTTGTATCAATCAGGAACGGAGCAGGATCAGCAGGTGCTGACATCCGTAAGAACTACGAGTGGCTTGATAGTTTTGATTCTATCGTTGTGTTCATGGACAATGACGATCAAGGACACGAAGCGTCTAAGCAGATAGCAGATGTCTTTGGTTCTAAGATCAAGGTGTTCAAGTCTACGTCTGAGTTCAAGGACGCTTGCGATTACTTGAGCCGAGGAGATGAGAAGTTATTCTTCGAGAAGTGGTGGCAGTCCGAACGCTATGTACCGGATGGTATCATCGATGGCTCTACCTTGTGGGATGAGGTGTCTAAGCCTGTCGAGAAGAGCATTGTTGACTACCCATTCAGAGGACTCAACAAGCTGTCGTATGGTATACGTGAGGAGCTTGTCACTATCACAGCAGGGTCAGGGCTAGGTAAGTCACAGTTCGTACGTGAGTTAGTGTGGCATGTGCTGAAGAACACAGACGATAACATAGGGCTGATGTTCTTAGAGGAATCAACCAACAAGACAGCACGTTCTATCATGTCACTCCATGCTAACAAGCCATTGCACCTACCTGATGTAGAGTACACCACTGATGAGTTGCGTCAGTCGTTTGATGCTACGCTAGGCACAGGTCGTATGTTCTTGTTCGATCACTTCGGATCAACGAGTATCGATAACATACTGAGTCGAGTTCGCTACTTGGCTAAAGGATTAGGTTGTCGTTTCGTGTTCTTGGATCACGTGTCCATAGTCGTGTCAGCACAGGGGTCAGGTGATGAGCGTAAGTCTATCGATGAGATCATGACTAAGCTACGTATGCTTGTGGCTGAGTGTGGTATCTCGTTGTTCGTTGTGTCACATCTCAAGAGACCTGATGGTAAGGGACATGAGGAAGGCGCTGCCACATCTTTGTCACAATTACGTGGCTCTGGTTCTATCGCACAGCTATCAGACCTAGTGATTGGACTGGAACGTAATGGTCAGGATGCTGATCCTCTTGAGAGACACACCACTCATGTACGTGTACTCAAGAACAGATTCTCTGGACTCACTGGACCAGCGTGTCGCTTGCTTTATGACTTGGATTCTGGTAGAATGATTGAACGTAAAGACGAAGAGGAGGATGTATTATGAGTAGCTTTTATTCAGATTTAGATAGAGGTTCAAAGATAGAGCGTAAAGTTTTAGACATAATTAAAACTAAGTATCGTAGTGCTAGTTTAGTAGATGCTTACAAGGGTTATGACATTTGGGTTCCTGAAACTAACTGTGGTATAGAAGTAAAGTATGATCCAATGAGTAACAAGACAGGCAACATTGTTGTAGAGTTTGAAATGAACGGTAAGCAATCTGCTTTAATGACAACAGAGGCTAAGTGGTGGGTGTTTCACGATGATGAGAAGTTTATCTGGATGAAACCAAACGACATTGTTAGGTGCGTATTTGATAACAAACTATCTTATGTTGAGTTTACTGGTCGAGGAGATAAAGCGTCTAAGAAAGCATTCTTAATTAAAAAAGATATGTTGTTTTCATACGGAACAGAGAAGTTCTCATGAGGTCAATCATCATAGACATTGAGACTAACAGCACAGCCACTCATATCTGGTGTGCTGTTACCAAAGACTTATCAACTAAGGAGGTAATAGTATGGGAAGAGAAAGATCAATTAGCAGAATACCTAACAGAAAGAAGCACATTGATAGGACACAATATCATAGGGTTCGATCAGCCTGTGTTACAAAAGGTATGGGGTATCGATACAACTCATCACAAAATATCAGACACGCTAGTCATGTCAAGACTACTGAACCCAATCATCGAGGGAGGACATTCACTCAGAGCTTGGGGTCACAGACTAGGAAACTACAAGGATGACTTCAAAGACTTTGATGGTGGGCTTACAGAAGAGATGGTCAGCTATTGTAAACAGGATGTTTCCGTTACCGAGACACTACATAAGCGTCTTAGCAATGATCTATTGGTATGGGGTAACTCATTGGATCTCGAACATCAAGTCGCTCTTATTGTTAAGCAACAGGAAGAGAAAGGATTCAAGCTCGATGTTAAGAAAGCGTTATTCCTTTTGGCAGGTTGGAGGAAAAGACTACACGAAATTGAGGAAGAACTACAAGAAGTTTTCAGACCTATTGTAACACGCAGGTATAGCGAGAAGACAGGCAACAGACTCAAGGACAAAGTAGAAGTGTTCAATCCTGGATCACGTAAGCAGATAGCAGAACGCTTGATGACTCTGGGTTGGCAACCAACTAAGCACACAGAGAAAGGATCGGTGATCGTTGATGAGAAAGTATTACAAACTATTGACTTACCTGAAGCTAAACTCATTGCAGAATACTTACTCGTTCAGAAACGGGTGGCTCAAGTTGAATCATGGATTGACCATGCTGATAACTCCGACAGGGTTCACTGTAAGGTCATCACCAACGGAGCAGTGACAGGTAGGATGACTCATTCTAAACCTAATCTTGCACAGGTTCCTCGTGTTGGTAATCCGTTTGGTAAGGAGTGTCGTGAGTGTTGGACAGTAGAAGATGGTAATGTACTGGTAGGTATAGATGCTAGTGGTCTTGAGTTACGTATGCTTGCACACTACATGCGTGACGAGGAGTACACCAACGAGATACTGAGTGGTGACATTCATACTAAGAACATGAAAGCAGCAGGTCTTACTAACAGGGATCAAGCCAAGACTTTTATCTATGCTTTTCTTTATGGTGCAGGTCCAGCTAAGATAGGTGCTATCGTAGGTGGTGGTGAACGTGAAGGTAAGAAGTTAATCGATAGCTTCCTTGCCAACACACCAGCACTCAAGACACTGAGACAGAAGGTAGATAGACTAGCTAAACGTGGTTGGCTACCTAGTCTTGATGGTCGTAGGCTTATGGTTCGATCAGCACACGCTGCCTTGAATGTATTACTACAAGGAGCAGGTGCAGTAGTAATGAAACAAGCATTAGTATTGTTGCATTCTAAACTAAATCGTGTTATAATGGATGCTTCATTTGTAGCTAATGTTCATGATGAATGGCAGATAGAGACGAATGAAAAACTTGCTGAATCTGTAGGTCAAGCTGGCGTTCAGGCAATTCAGGAAGCAGGACTCACACTAGGGCTACGTTGTCCACTCGATGGTGAGTATAAGATAGGTACTAATTGGGCAACAACACATTAAGGAGAAGTAAAATGCAAGACTTAAAAGCAATAAAGGTAAAAGCTGATATCATGTGGGCTTTCCTTGACACACCTAACCAGATGTCTGAGAAGTATCAGGTTGATTTGTGTAACCTATCTGATGGTGCAGTCTCTGCACTAGAGGATCAAGGTATCGAGGTGAAGCGTAAGGAAGATAAAGGCTTCTATATTGTAGCTAAATCTAAGAAGTTTCCTATCAAGACTGAGATGCCAGATGGTTCAGGCGTATCAGGAAAGGTAGGTAATGGATCAAAGGGAGTAGCGTGGATCAAACCCTATGCCTACCAGTTCAAAGGTAAGGCAGGTGTATCCGCAGGTATCAACAAGCTAGTCATTACTGACTTGGTTGTGTATGAGGCTGACGAGTCTGCTCTTGATGATAGTTTAGAAGAAGCGCTGTAATGAGTACCCCGTCAATGCAGGATGTCAAAGCCCTCATTGATGGGGACATCCTCGTCTATCGTGTGGGATTCTCTGTTGATGATCCAGAGGAAGAGAAGTATGCTATCTCTAGGATGGGACATTTCATTGATAACTTATTAAGTGTTCAAGGTGTCGAGTCCTACTCTGGCTACATCACAGGTAAAGGAAACTACCGAGATAAGATTGCTACTGAGCAAGACTACAAGGGTAATAGAGTTAACAATAGAAAACCAGTACACTACGACACCCTTAGAGAATACTTAGTTAGCAAGTGGGGCTTTGAATTAATTCAAGGTCAAGAGGCAGACGATGCTATAGGCATTGCTGTCTACGAGTTACCCGAAGACCAGTCATGTGTCATGTCTATTGATAAAGACTTAGACATGTTACGTGGCTGGCACTACAACTTTGTTAAACAAGATTTATATTATGTAAAGGAAGAAGATGCCATAAGAAACTTTTATATGCAGATACTAACTGGTGATCGTGTTGATAACATTCCAGGATTGAAAGGTATTGGACCAAAGAAAGCAGAGAAGATACTTAAAGACTGTGAAGGTGAGCAACAATTGTTTGACGAGGTACTGTCTGCTTACGACAATGACATTGATAAACTAACTGAACGTGCGAGGTTGCTATGGATAAGAAGACAAGAGAAGCAGTTGTGGAAACCGCCAAGCAATTCACAATAGGTTATGTCCAATGGGTTGATGCTGTTGCTGATGCAGGATGGGAAGATAACTCTAAAGCTGATGTACATCCTGTACTAAGCATAGGTTTCTTAGTGGATGAGACTGATGATGCTGTCTGTCTCGCTGCTGCAATTTCTCACGATCAGTCTAACTCTAGGATACACATACCGAAACAGTGGATTAAGAGTATTAAGAAAGTAAGACTAGATAAGTTTTTAGATTTAAGGAGAAAGCCATCAAAACCCAAAGTGCAAAAGCCAAAGGAAGAAAGCTACAGCAATGGTTCCGAGATCAGATCCTCGAACTCTTTCCCTTTTCCCAAGACGATGTAAGGTCTACGAGTATGGGTGCTGGCGGTGAGGACATCCTGTTCTCTCAGTTGGCAGGTGATAAGCTAAAGATATCTGTTGAGTGTAAGTCAAGAGAATCTATGGCTGTCTATGCTTTCTATTCACAAGCAAAAGACAATTGCCCTGAAGGTAGAGAACCAGTTGTTGTTGTTAAACAAAACAAGTCAGACCCATTGGTTGTTATAGATGCGGTCTATTATTTACAGTTGTTAGAAAGGTCAACATGAGACACTTAGTAATCCCTGACACACAATGCAAACCTAATAACTCATTCGAGCATTTAGAATGGGCAGGTAAGTACGCTGTCAAGACTAAGCCTGATGTTATAGTCCATCTAGGAGATCACTGGGACATGCCTAGCCTCAGTGTCTATGACGTAGGTAAGAAAGCATTCGAGGGCAGGACATACAATGATGACATCGAAGCTGGTAACAAAGCTATGGATGTATTCATGAAGCCTATCATCGAGGAGCAGAAGAGACAGCGTGTCAATAAGAAGAAGGTATGGAAACCTAAGAAGATATTTCTTATTGGTAATCACGAGCAACGTATCGAAAGAGCTATCGAATCAGATAGAAAACTAGAAGGGTTGATTGGTTACAGTGATTTCAATCTAAAGAAATATAACTGGGAGGTTCATGACTTTCTTTCTGTACCTATTATTAATGGCATAGCATACAGCCATTACTTTACATCTGGTGTGATGGGTAGACCAGTTAGTAATCCTGGTTTACTCTTGCAAAAGAAACACATGAGTTGTATAATGGGTCACGTACAAGACCGAGCTATCTCCTTCAGCAAGAAGGCAGATGGTAAAGGTATCACTGGTATCTTTGCTGGTATCTTCTATCAACATGACGAGGACTATCTAACTCCTCAGACTAATGGTAGCTGGTCTGGTATCTGGATGCTAAACGAAGTAAACGATGGTAGCTTTGACGAGATGCCAGTATCAATTAACTATTTAAGGAAACAATATGAAACAAACAGATAGAGAAATTAGTTTTGAAGAAGCAAAAAAATTAGCGGAACAAGGAGATGCTGATTCTCAATGTTTCTTAGGGATGGTTTACTACGCAGGTAAACAAGTCGCAAAAGACATTGACGAGTCTTTAAAGTGGTATCGTAAAGCAGTAGCTCAAGGACATTCTACTGCTGAGTTTTATTTAAAGCATGCCTTAGAAGCAATAGGAGATACGCATGGAAATCAATGAGACCTTATCAACAAGAGAAGGACAGTATGGACAGTACAAAAATGTTAGTCAGATTAGTCAGGACATAAAGAAGGTTATGCGACAGTCACCTAACTACTACATCATGCCTGACTATGCTCGTGAAAGTCTTGACATGATTGCTAACAAGATGGCTAGGATACTTAACGGTAACTACTATCTTAATGATTCATGGCATGACATAGGTGGGTATGCAGCGTTAGTTGTTATGACTAACGAGGACTTGGAGACTGAACGTGACCACACTGACGCTTGCTGAACTCATAGAGAAACTTAATATGTTAGATGAGGTGGATATTGTAGAGTTATTAGAACTCACCTCGTCTGACATACTAGATAGATTTGAAGATGTAGTAGAAGAGAACTACGATAAACTAATAAAGGAAATAGAATGATGGATTTTTACCAACAGTATATAGCGAAGTCTAGGTACTGTAGATTTGTAGAAGCAGACGGACGTAGAGAAGACTGGAATGAAACAGTAGATAGATACATGGACTTCATGAAGAAACATCTGGAGACTAAGCATGAGTATGTCATGCCTATGGAGACAGACTCAGAGCTTCGTGAAGCCATTAAGAACTTAGAGATAGTACCTTCTATGCGCTCTATCATGACAGCAGGTAAGGCTCTTGAGAGGGACAACACAGCAGGATACAACTGTAGTTATCTACCTGTCGATGATCCTAAATGCTTTGATGAGGCTATGTATATCTTACTGTGTGGCACAGGTGTAGGCTTTAGTGTTGAACACAAGTATGTTGACAAGCTACCTGAGATACCAGAGAAGATGTTTAAGTCTGACTCTACTGTTGTTGTATCTGATAGTAAAGAAGGCTGGGCTAAAGCATTACGCCAAGTCATAGCACTACTGTACTCAGGTGAGATACCTAAGTGGGATCTAAGAAAGATCAGACCAGCAGGCGCTAGACTCAAGACGTTTGGTGGTAGAGCCAGTGGACCAGCACCACTCAATGAGTTGTTTGAGTTTGTTATCCGTAAGTTTCAAGGTGCAGCAGGACGTAAGCTCAACACACTAGAGTGCCACGACATCATGTGTAAGGTAGCTGAGGTTGTAGTAGTGGGTGGTGTTAGACGTTCAGCTATGATCTCACTGTCTGACTTAGAG